GGAGCGTGACCGCCACCTGGCTGAGCGCCGCCGCCGACGCCTTCGACCCGCCGCCGCCGGCCGAGTATCTGGCCTCCCCGGTCAACTACGCCGTCCACCGCTCGCGGGGCCAGTTCCGCGACGCCCGGCACATCCGCGTGATGGAGGAGGCCATCCTCCGCACGATCGCCACCGGGGGCCGGCTGATCATCGCGGCCTCGGTCCGCCACGCCAAGAGCTGGACGGCGTCGCGCTGGCTGCCCGCCTGGTACATCGGCTCGAACCCAGACCGCCGGGTGATCCTCGCCGGCCACGAGCACGACTTCGCCGCGCGGTGGGGGCGCCAGGCCCGCGACATCCTCACGGAGTACGGGCACGAGGACTTCGGCGTCCGCGTGTCGCGCACGAGCGAGGCCGCGAACCGCTGGGACATCGAGGGCCACGAGGGCGGGATGCTGACGGTGGGCGTCGGGGGCTCCCCCATCGGTCGCGGTGCCGACCTGATGGTCATAGACGACCCGATCAAGAGCTACAAGGACGCCATGAGCCCGCTCGTCAGGGAGCGGTGCGTCGAGTGGTACACGGGCACCATGGCCAGCCGGGTGGAGCCCGGGGGCGCCGTGATCCGGCTGATGGCCCGCTGGCACGAGGAGGACCTGGCCGGGTGGCTGAAGACCAACCAGGGCGACCGCTGGGAGGTGCTCCGCCTGCCCGCCCTGTGCGACGAGCCCGAGACCGACCCGCTCGGCCGGGAGCTGGGCGAGCCCCTCTGGCCTGAGCGCTGGCCGCGGGAGGCCCTCGACGAGCGCCACGAGGAGGTCGCCGGCAAGCTGGGCGAGGTCGTCTGGCTGGCGCAGTACCAGGGCACGCCGAAGCCCCCGGAAGGCGGGATGTTCCCCGAGCGGGCCTGGCGCTTCATGCGGCGCGACGAGGTGCCCGAGGGCACGCGCTGGTGCCGGGCCTGGGACCTCGCGGCGTCGGCGGGCGAGGGCGACTACACGGTGGGCACGCTCATGGGCGAGATGCCCGACGGGCGCTACGTGGTGGCCGACGTCATCCGCGACCAGTGGGAGTCGGCCGACGTCCGCACTCAGCTGAGGAGGGCCGAGGCCGAGGACCCCTGGGGAACCGACATCGAGCTTCCCCAGGACCCAGGCCAGGCGGGCAAGGACCAGGCCCAGCAGCTCGTCGGGATGCTCGCGGGCTCGAACGTCCACGCCCGTCTCCAGTCCGGGGCGAAGGAGGTCCGGGCCGCCGGCTACGCCGCGCAGGTCCAGGCGCACAACGTCGTGCTGGTCGAGGCCGACTGGAACGGGCCCTTCATCGCTGAGCACGGCGGCTTTCCCCGCGGCGTGCACGATGACCAGGTGGACGCCAGCGCCTCGGCCTTCAACCATCTGGTGGGCGTCTACGACTTCGACTTCAGGTACCTGTGACGAAGATCACCGCTAGGGATCGCGACCTGGCGACCTATGACGTCCATAGGAGGGGACGCCTGATACAACCGGCACCGTGACTCCACGTGTCCGGCGCCGGGCCGCCGCCATCCTCCTGACCCTCTCCGTCCTCGTCGGCTGGCCCGCCTCGTGGTTCCTGCCGAACATCGGAGAGCCCTGGTTCGGCCGGGTGCTGCTCTGGATCAGCTTCCTGGCCATCACCTTCACGGCCGCCGACATCCTGGCCACCACGGACGTGCGGGCCGAGGGCGCAGGCGAGACGACGGAGTAGCTTCGGGCGATGGACACGCTGACCGACCGCTGGGACGACCGTCGGTCCGAGACCCTCCGCCTCCTGCGCTGGCTGGAGCCGAACCCTCGTCTCCCCGAGCCCGCCCGCCGTGTGGCCGAGGCCGTGGCCGAGCTGGTCGGGCCCGTCCTGGAGCGCACGGGCGACGGCGACGAGCTGACCGCCGGCCTGCGCAAGCTCCTGGAGGCGAAGGACTGCTTCGTCCGCCAGGTGCTGGTCGACCAGGAGGCCGTGAGCGCCAGCATCGACCGGCGCGACCGCCGGCCGCCGGCTGGCCTGGCCCCGGTCGAGGGCGAGCGCCGCCGGCCGTGGACCGACGCCCCGAGGGCCTGATGCCCTCCAGGCGGTTCCCGGTCCAGACCGTGCGGGACATCGACGGCGACACGGTCATGATGGACGTCGACCAGGGCTTCCACACCTGGTCGCGCCAGCGCTTCCGGCTCCTCGGCGTCGACACGCCCGAGCGGGGCGAGCCCCGCTGGAAGGAGGCGAACGAGTTCACCACGGCCTGGCTGGCCGCCCGGCACGCGCTGGAGGCCGAGACCCTCCCCGATCCGGACAGCTTCGACCGCTGGCTGGCCATCATCTGGGCGCCGGACGAGGACGTCAGCCTGAACCAGGCCCTCCTGACCTCCGGCCTGGCGGTCGTCTGGAAGCGCAAGCTCAGCTGAGAGCCTTGTTCCCCGGTCAGCGCGTTGTACGATCCACGCATGGTGACCACCGCAACCGAGGCCTTCCGCGCTGAGCGAGCCACGGTCACCCCTAACGGCCATCGTCCGGAACGTCCTCCCCTTCGCGTTCTGCTCGGGCGATGGGCGGGCCGCCACCTTCCCACCCTGGCGGCCGTGCGGGTCGCGGTCATGCAGTGGACCGGTGCCGTGTTCGCTGCGGCCGCGGCCTACACCTGGTGGGGCCTGGGGGCAATGTTCGCGGTGACGGCCGGCTGGCTGTTCATCGCCTCCGTGCTGCATGAGCCCCGACGGTGAGGACCCTCGTCGGCGCCGTCGCCGGCCTGGTCAACCGCGCGCCCGTCCCCTACGTGTCCGAGCGTGCCCAGACCTTCGCCATCCCGTTCATGAACAACCGTCAGTCTCCGACCACCTACATGGAGGCCATGACGACGAACGGGACCCTCTTCGCCATCGTCGACAAATGCGCCACCGGGTGCGCGGCCGTGGACTGGCACCTCTACCGGAAGGCCGCCTCGGGCGTCGAGGAGGACCGCACCGAGGTGAAGACCCATGCGGCGCTCGACCTCTGGAACCGCCCGAACGGCTTCTTCACGCGCCAGGAGTACGTCGAGACCGTCCAGCAGCACCACGAGCTGACGGGCGAGATGTGGTGGGTCATCGCCCGCGACCCGCGCTCACCCATCCCGCTGGAGCTATGGCCTGTGCGGCCCGACCGGATGGAGCCCGTCCCCAGCGCTCAGCGCTTCCTGGCCGGGTACATCTACCACGGGCCCGACGGCGAGGAGATCCCCCTCGGCCTGGACGAGGTCATCTTCGTGCGCCGGCCGAACCCCCTCGACCCCTACCGCGGGATCAGCCCCGTGGCCGCCGCCCTGATCCACATCGAGGGCGCCCGCTTCGCCTCCCAGTGGAACGCCAACTTCTTCCGCAACTCAGCGGAGCCCGGGGGCATCATCCGCGTGGAGAAGAAGCTCCAGGAGCCCGAGTTTCGGATGCTCCGGGCCCGCTGGGCCGAGCAGCACCAGGGCGTCGCCGCGGCCCACCGGGTGGCCCTCCTGGAGGGCGGCGCCGAGTGGATCGAGCGGAAGTACACCCAGAAGGACATGCAGTTTGTGGAGCTGCGCCAGGCCTCCCGCGAGGACATCCGCGAGGCCTTCGGCTTCCCGAAGCCCCTGCTGGGCGCGGTCGACGACGTCAACCGGGCGAACGCCGAGGCCGCGGAGTACGTCTTCGCGAAGTGGGTCCTGATGCCCCGCCTGGAGCGCATCAAGGGCGCCCTGAATGCCGACCTCCTCCCCCTCTTCGGCGCCGAGGACCTGGAGTTTGACTACGACTCCCCCGTGGACGAGGACGAGGAGAAGGAGAACGCCGAGCGTGACTCGAAGGTCGCCGCGGCCGTCGCCCTGATCAACCTCGGGGCCGAGCCCGCCGAGGTCTTCGAGTACCTGGGCCTGCCTGAGCTGACCGTGACGGCGCCCGAGCCCCCTCCGCCCGGCCTGGCGCCGGCCGAGCCCGCCCCGCTACCGCCCGGCCGCCGTGGCCAGCCCGCCGCCGCCCGAGCCCTGCCGCGCGGAAATCCGCGCGGCGTCGAGGCGGCGCCGGCCGAGGTCCGGAAGGAGGACTGGGAGAAGCGCCTCGACGACCTCCTGGACCGCTGGGCCACCGAGGTGACGCCTGATCAGGTCGAGGCCCTCGTGACCGCCATCGAGACCATCGTGACCCAGGGGGCGCCGGGGGACCTCGCCCTCCTGGCCGTGCCCACCGACGTGGGCGAGGGGCTCCTGGGGGACGTCATGCTCGACCAGGCGGCCGCCGCGGGCGAGCGGATGGCGAAGCTGGCCGAGGACCAGGGCGTGAGTATCGCCCCCGTGACGCCGTGGCCCATCGTCGAGGCCCGACTCCTGGCCAAGGTGAAGCGCAAGGGCCCGGCCTACAACCCTGACCTGGCCGCCGACCTCCGGGCCGCCGCCCGAGTCCAGTCGAAGTTCCTGGGCCAGGGCCTGTCGGCCTTCGCCGCTCAGGAGGCCCTTCACCACTGGCAGCCCGGGAGCGCCGGGAAGGACGTCGCCCAGGCCGTGCGCGAGCGCCTGGAGTCGCTCCAGGGTCAGAGCTTGCGCCTCGACCTCGGGGCCCAGGTCTGGGCGGCCGAGAACGAGGGCCGCTTCGCCACCCTGGAGAAGGCGGCCGACGAGCTGGACGTCTCGGTCACCTACGTGGCTGAGGAGGTGCGCGACTCGAACACGTGCGCCAACTGCGCTGAGGTGGACGGGACGACCTACACGAAGCTGGCCGACGCGCAGGCGGACTACCCCTTCGGGGGCTACATCAAGTGCGACGGGCGTTCCCGTTGCCGTGGAACCATCGTTCCGGACTGGAGCTGACCATGCCCCGACCGAGAGCCCAGCGACAGGACGTCGAGCGCCCTCAGCTGACCGGACGAGGTCGGCCCCTGGCCCGAGTGGTCGAGGGGAGGACGTGGTTCAAGGTCAGCAACGCCGAGGGCGCCGACGGCGCGCCGGCACGCCTGGACATCTACGACGAGATCGGCTGGTTCGGCGTGACCGCCTCCGCCTTCGTGGAGGAGCTGAACGGGATCACGGCCGACGCCATCGAGCTGCACATCAACAGCCCGGGGGGTGACGTCTACGACGGGATCGCCATCTACAACGCGATCCTGGACCACGACGCGAAGGTCGAGGTCCGCGTGGACGGCCTGGCCGCCAGCGCCGCCTCGTTCATCGCCCAGGCTGGTGACCGAGTGGTCATGGGGCGCAACTCCGAGATGATGATCCATGACGCCATCGGGCTGACCGTGGGCAACGCCGCCGATCATCGAGTCATGGCCGAGATGCTCGACGGGGCCTCGGACAACCTGGCCGCCATCTACGCCAGCCGCGCCGGCAACGGGGGCGTGAAGTCCTGGCGCAAGCGGATGGAAGACGAGACCTGGTACTCAGCTGAGGAGGCCGTGGCCGCCGGCCTGGCCGACGCCGTGCTGGCCACCCCGCGCCGCCGGGGCGAGGCCGCCGCCTCAGCTGAGCCCCGCTGGGACCTGTCGGTCTTCCAGCACTCCAGCAGGGCCGACGCCCCGGCGCCCGAGGTGCCCAAGGTCGCGGCCGCCGACGAGAAGGTCACCCTGGAGGATGTCGAAGACCAGAAGTGCCCCGAGTGCGGCTCCGACGTGGCCGAGGGCGCGACCTCGTGCCCCAACTGCGGGGCCTCGATGCGCGAGGACGAGACCGAGGACGAGCTGGACCTCCTCGACCTGGCCGACGAGTTCGAGCTACCGAACCTGAAGGCTCTCCATGGCGCCTTCCTGGACGCGGCCGAGAGCGCAACGGGCGAGGACCTCTCGGCCGTCCGCATGGTGCTGACCGAGCCCGACTTCGACTGGGACCCTGACGTCCTGCGCGGAACCCTGCTCGACGGCGTCAACCGCCAGCCCGACCCACCGGAGGACCCGCCCGCCCCTGTCCCGACGACCATCCCCATCAGCCAAGTTGCAGACGCACTTAGAGAGGCATTGATGCCATGACCGCGCGAACGCTCGCGTCCACGACGACGGACGTCGAGGACATCGTTATCCCTGACAGCCCGGCCGCCCTGGAGGAGTTCATGGCGGACCGGAAGAACATGCTGGCCGTGCTCCAGCAGAACAAGTTCGAGGACCTCGTCCGCTCCTACGCCGACATCGTCCTGAAGAAGAACCTGGACATCAAGCGCCAGGTCGACGAGCAGGTCCAGGCGGGCCTCGCCAACTACCTCCGCGACGCCTCCGAGGAGCACGGCATCGTGCCGGTCAACCTCGACGCCGCGAAGGCCATGGGCCGGGGCCTCGCCGCTCCGGGCGCCGGCCAGCTCGATGCGAAGCACGGGCTCTACAGTCCCCAGGCGCTGGGGGCCAAGCTCGATCGCGAGTTCCAGGGGCCGAACGCGGCCAGCCAGTTCTTCAACCTCATCTGGAAGAACTACAAGCGCAACCTGGACACCGAGGGCGTGGCCAAGATGAAGCGCATCCGCGACGCCTTCCAGTCGGACGTCCCCAGCGACGGCGGCTTCCTGATCCCCGAGAACCTCCGCTCGGAGATGCTTCGGGTGGCGCTGGAGTCGAGCATCGTGCGCGGCCGGGCGCGGGTCATCCCCATGGAGACCCTCCGTGTGCCCTTCCCGATGATCGACTCGACCAGCAACACGTCGAGCGTGTTCGGCGGCATCGTCTGCTACTGGACCGAGGAGTCGGGCACGCTCCAGGACTCCAGCCCCCAGTTCGGGCGCATCGTCCTGGAGGCGAAGAAGCTCACGGCCTACACCCAGGTCCCCCAGGAGCTGGTCGCGGACTCCGTGATCAGCTTTCAGCCCTTCATCAGCCAAATCTTCCCCGAGGCCCTGAGCTTCTACGAGGACCTGGCCTTCCTGAAGGGCACGGGCGTGGGCGAGCCCACCGGGATGCTGAACGCGAACAAGAACCTGGCCACCATCGTCAGCTCGAAGGAGGCGGGGCAGACCGCCGGGACCATCGTCTGGGAGAACCTCATCAAGATGTTCGCCCGGATGCTTCCCAGCTCGATGGGGCGCGGCGTCTGGATTGCGAGCATCGACACGCTTCCGGAGCTGGCCACCATGGCCCTGTCCGTCGGCACGGGCGGCTCGGCCGTGTGGATGAACAACGGGGCCCAGGGCCCGCCCGTCACCATCCTGGGCCGGCCGGTCATCTTCACGGAGAAGGCCCCGGGCGCCGTCGGCACCCAGGGGGACATCAGCTTCGTGGACCCGTCCTTCTACCTGATCGGTGACCGCCAGGTCATGTCGTCGAGCGTGTCCGAGCACTACCGCTTCGGCAACGACGAGCTGGCCTTCAAGATCATCGAGCGCGTGGACGGCCGCCCGTGGCTCCAGTCGCCCATCACGCCCCAGAACGCGGGCGCCACGCTGAGCCCGTTCGTCCAGCTCGAAACCCGCTGACCCAGGAGGTCCAATCACCATGGCACTCGGTACCGGCCTCGGCCGGCTCTACGACATCGGGCTGGCGCTCGCACCTGTCGACCTGGCCACCGCCGGGGCGACCGGGAAGCGCATCAGCCTCCAGGACTGCTCGGGCGTGGACATCGTCATGATCTACGGCGCCGGCACGGCGGGCGACAACCCCGTGCCCTCGCTCCAGCAGCACACGGCGGCATCCGGGGGCACCACCTCGAACCTGTCGACCATGACGACCATCTTCCGCAAGAGCGAGACCCTCCTGGACAACGACGAGCCCTGGGCCGAGACGACCCAGGCCGCCGCCGCCATCATGACGGCGGTCACGGGAGAGGACGTGAAGCAGAAGATTTACGTCGTTCACGTCAGCGCCGCCTCGCTCGCGGACGGCTACACGCACATCAGCGTGAACCAGGCCGACCTCTCCAACAACGCCCAGCTGGCCGCGATGATCTACCTGAAGGTGGATCTCCAGGTCCAGCGCCGACCCACGCGCCTGCCGAACCTGCTCTCGCCCGGCGCGGCGAACGTCTGAGGAGGTCCTCACCATGAGCGTGCAAATCGCGGCGGACCAGCTCCGCCTCATCAACCTTGGCCAGCGGGCCTCGAAGTCCACGGGCACCCTGGCCGCCACCACCGTGCCCCTGTTCACCATCGCCGGTGGGCGCATCCTGCTGACCGCCATCTACGGCATCGTGGGAACCGCCATCACGGTGGCCAACTCGTACAAGCTCCAGAGCAACCCGACGGCCGCCGCCGGCACGACCTCGGACATGTGCACGGCGACCGACATCGGTACCACCGACACGCCCGCGGGCGACCTGCTGGGAATCACGGCGCCGGGCTCGGCCATCGCCCGAGGTGGAGTCGTGGCGACCCTGGGGAACCCCCTGGTGATCCCTGTCGGTCAGATCGAGTCGGTCTCGGCCGGCACCGACGGCGAGATCACCTGGGTAGTCAACTGGGTGCCCCTCGACAACGGGGCGACGCTGGTCGCCGCGTGATGCGGCACCAGACGCACGCCGACATCCTGAGGGCCCGGGGCAAGCTCGGGCCCTACACGACGCCGTCCGTGATCAGCACGGAGAAGGAGAGCGAGACCGATGGCGAAGATCAGC